TGGACATCCCTGTCCGAACTACGTTGAATACCGTCTATTCCAATATTAACCTTGTTGCTCAATGGGCATACCTTGCTGTTGTTGTGCCAGTTGCTGCGCTAACGCAGCTATCTGTCTACGCTGTTCTTCGTCACGAATCAAGCTCTCTGGCACACCAAATTTCTTAGCAAGGTAAATAGCTGTCTGTTCACCATCAATAAGTAGCTGCAACATCTCTGGCCCAAAGCCACTGCCAACCAACTCAATAAATCTAGCAACACTAGAAATATCCTGATTGGCTTGCGCTTGAGCAAGCGGAGATACAGAGCGAACCTTAACCTCACGACCATTTATAGTCGGAACCTCAATACGCCCTTGTTTCTTGAGAATATAAATAACACGTTGCAAGACAGGCTGAACCAACTCAGCTTGCAATCTACCGAATGCAGCACCCATTCTTCTGGAAAGATCAGCCATTCTTTCTGCAATCTCAGTTGCAGTTGCAGGGGTTCGATCAGGATTCCCCAGCATATCGTTGTAAAGTGCGCGTTTGATATTCAATCGCATGTCACTCAATACAAGTTGCGCCACATCAAAGCGACCAGCCGCTTGAATAGGCTGCAATCCAGCAGACCCCATAGCCTTTGGTATTATAGTCCCTGGCACTAAGTTAATGGTATCTGGATTAATGACACCATCATCCTCCATTTGGTATATACCTGATATGGACATTTGGGCATTTTCAAGGATTAACTCAATTGTAAGGTTGGTTGTTTTAATAGAAGACAAGGCATTAATAAGAGGGCCACGTCCATAAACCTCACCAGCGCACTTAGACCATCTAAAGCAAACAAATGGATTAGAACCAACACCACTTAGTTTCTTATAATGCAATACAGTTTCTGTACTCATGCAAATTGCATAGTGAAGATAGGATTCTTCATTCTTTGTTGAGTAGTCACGGCAAACCAGTTCAAGAACAGTTGTTTCTCTGTTTGCTCCCATCTGCGAAGTAACCTTGTTATCAAAGGTTCCATTCGGAAACATTAATGGCAAATGGTCAAACTTAACTTTCTTACGCTCACGAAATACGTGATCTATTCTATCGTCGGGGCCAGTATCAAGTACGACATGGGGTAGGGGTATTGCAGAAAAGTTTACTGGGTTTAGTGAATCGCCTTCCTCGACGCACAAAATACCAGTCCCGACAGCCAAATCCATGAAGGACTCATGGACTTCTTGGCTAAAGTTTGAGTTCTGAAGTACCTCAAATACATACTCGGTAACTTCATCCAACTCATTATCAATTGCTTCTCGTTGCTCTGGGGGTATTTCACTGCCTGATATTAAGTCTGCCCAACGCGCATAGTTTGGAACAATGCCTGATTGTAGGCGACTTGCAAACTCTTGAACGCCCACAACGGCAGTCTCGTCAAAGATTTTATCGTCCCTGCGCTGTCCGTGTTCTTCATAGTAAAAAGATTCACGCTGCGGCAAAGCGTACTCATAGCACTCTTCAAACAGAGGAACCCACTGTTCCCGAAAGGCTTTCGCCTTTTGGTACTTTTCAATATAACGCTTTGCTACCTTGTCCATTAGTAATTGAACCTACCAAGAAATCCAGCACCACCAGAACGAAACAAAGAACGACGACCAGCACCACCGCGCATACCGCGTCTTTCTGTTCTTGCTTCTAATGCTTGTGAAATATCTTCCCGCTTTTGCTCTGCGCGCTTTTCAACTTCTTCACGCTTTGCAACATCAGCTTCTACTTGTTGTTCGGCTGCTGCCTGTTTTTCTCTTTTACTAGGACCAAAGCACATAACAATCTCCTTTTTGCCTTCCTATTCATAAAGAACAGAAAAGATCAACGCACAAAGATTACATTCTTGCCCAAACACTCTGCCGTTTTTTCTTGGGCGACTTAGTAAATACATCAAAGTTTCTCTGGGCAACAACAGGTTTTAAGGGTTTCTGAGTATTCATCAAAGCCCTGCCCTCACCAGCACCCAAGAATAAATACTGAGCCGCATCGTGAATGTGGCTGAACATATTCTTGTCTGGTTTATCAGCATACCGCTCGCCAGATACTTCCATTCTCTTATAGGAATACCCACCCTCAAAGCCTTTAATAAGCTGAGAACAACGCCTATCAATTAAAAGTGCTGGCTTCCCTTCAACCATCTTGGTCAGCTGGGAAGAGACAGCCTCAAGTCGAAGGTCAACAGAGTTGGAAGGCGCGGGGAACGCCCTCAAGCCAGCACCGCGCAGAATGTGAAAAGGGGTGGACTCATCAGTCTGCGCTCTAAAATCACCAGCAGGATCACCATAGATTATAACCTCGGACGCTGCCGCAAAACGTATTGCAAGCTCATTCCTAAGAACTTCTGCAAAACGCACGATGCCCATGTCTACCGCCACTATTTCTGACTGCAAAAACCATCGGCCCCTGACCTTCTGACCAAGAACGGCGGCAGGAGTCAATCCAAAGTCTACGCCAACATACACTGGGGTATTGGCTGCTATTGGTATTTCTTCCTCTGCAATGTGAACTTCTGAAGCAAACATCGGATATACAGGCTTTCCATCTTGAATATGACCCAATCGGTTCATAACATAAACATCTATCCATGATTTGGTCTTACCTCGAATAAGATTAGGATAATATGTCTTAAGCATATTCTTTGTATTCTCAGCCTTCTTATTAGGCTCATAATCTTCTATCTCGCCTTCTTTGTTTTTTACTTCGAGCATTCCAGAAGGTTGGGTGTAAAAACTCCAATTGTCTGGCTTGACCAGCATCTTAGCTTGCTCACGCGGTATATGATCTGGGATTGGAACCTCACCAGCCATGATGGGCCACCAATGATCCTCTTCGGGAGCGTTGGTATCGGCAATAACGCCAGTCCAAGAAGGGCCGCCATCACGCATAGAAGGATAACGCCCAACACGCATCGTACAGGCATCAATAATCGACTTAGGAATCTCTCGCGCTTCGTTGATCCATATACCTGTGAGTTCAAGTGAAAGCAGTTTCTTAACATCTTCGGGCCTATCAAGAGCCAAGAAAAGAACCTCAAGATCAATGTCTCCCTTTTTAATGTGATGCGTGTACGGTACCGACCAATGAAACTTTCCCCAATCATTCTCAGGAAACCAATCAAGCCAAGTCTTAATGGTCGTCGTTCGAAGCTGCGGGTTGGTATTTCTGATTATAGCCCATCGGCTTTTGCGGATTCCATCGGGTCCCTTCTTCTGAATAAGGGCGCGGCGGAACACCTCCACACAACAAGCCACAGATTTCCCAGAGCCAACAGGACCACGAATCCCGCGAAAGAAGGTATCATCCTTCATAAAGAATTTTAGTACGTCACCGTCTGGCTTGTACTTGAAGTCAATCATCTTAACCCTGCGTCAGTACCCTGCTTGATAATACGCTCTGCAATCTCAGGGCCAATACTATCAATCATCTGATCTAGCATATAGTTGGTTACGAACATCTTGCCATGCTTCTGATCGAAGAATTTAAAGTGTTCCTTCTTAACTATATTGCGCAAGAGATTAAGCTCTTCTTGTTTGAGCGTGTTTACAAAACTCACTTCTTTGCTTTCTTCCTAGTGGGTTTCTTCTTAGATTCATCGACATTAGGCGTAGAAAGATCGTCAGCCTTGAATGTCCCCTGTTTCGTTCTGGCCTTAACTGGTTCTGGACCTTCCTCCAACTTAACAGAATAACTCATATGAGTGGCTTCAGTCCAAGTAAAGCCATGAAGAGTGTGAGTAGGGCCAGTCCATAACTCCTGAGTATTTCTAATATACCAAGCCATTATTTTTCCCTTGCCTTAGCAATTAACCCACTTATCATCTTGCTTCCAGCCGTTGCCTGATCTGGCGTATCATATACAATATAATCCCTGTTTCTAAGGGCTAACTCAAAAGCAGCTCTTGGCGTAAATCTTTCCAACTTTCCATTTATCATTCTTATAGTAGGAAACAAAATCTCCTTACCATTATACTCCATAGAAGTTGTTCTAACAGTTTCACTCTGATTTGTCATAGCTGTAGAAGGATTTAAAGCGCGAGTTAGCCAAGAAGGAACCTTACCACTAACTGACTTAGGTAACTTTTCCATTATCCTTTACGCCCCTTAGCTGCCATCTCTTGAAACCGCTTCTTGCCATATTTCTTTCTGCCAATCGCAGCCGCAAGCGCCTTCGGGTCTTTAACATCTTTCTTTTCTAACTCTCGCACCAGCAAAGAAAAGCGTTTACCAGTTCCTAGTTTCGGCTTCTTCATGTTCTATACTTTCTTACTTTCCGAGCAATTGTTTTCGGTTGAGCCACAAACTGCTGACCCTTTGCCTTACCCGCTCGTTTAGCTCTGGTTGTAGCTGCATATTCAGAATCACTAAGAGCAGCGATAGCCTTAGCAGGTAAGTACCGCTCACCAGTCTCACTAGACTTCTTGCCAGACTTGGTTCGCCACTTCTGTTTTCCCCAATCCAGCAAAGATTTCTGAGAAGGTTTCATGGCGCTTCTTAAAGACCGCGAATTGAGTTTTGAGCACGCTCCATTAGATTTTCCAACCTTTTCTTTTTAGCCAAAAGATCGGGTTTACTCTCTTTGCCTCTAAGCATTCTAATCCCACGGCGTAAACCAGTTATTGCGTTTTTAGTAGCCTCAGCAAAGTTATAAGGATCACGACCTCCAGTTTTGTAAACCTTCTCTCCTTTGTATAAAGGTATAGACTGAAGCTCTTTGTCTATCTTCTTTAAAAGAGTAACACTCTTCGTTTTTACATTTTCCATCACGTATAACCTCCACCACGCTTCTTGTACTCCTTGGCAAGCAACTGTGCCTTCCTTGCCGACCACTGACCAGCAGCAGTCCCATGAGTTGCCCGCGCCTTAATCCTCTGGAATAAAGACTTTCTCATCTTAGGTTTAGTATAATTGCCAGCTTCATTCACGGCCATTGATATACTTACCTTCCATATCCCACTTCCGCTCTATCCGCTTGGCTCTGCTAAGAAGAGACTTATACTGAGGATTCCTATTCCTAATGTAAGTCGCAACATCCATCATTACATTGTGATAACGCCGCAACCACTTGTTCGGCTGGTCCTCATCAGTCACCTTGTCAGGAATGTCAAACGCACTCATCTGCTTAAGAAGAGTGTCATATCGCTTCTCTTCGCTCAATACGTTCTCTCCATAGGCATTAATAAACTACGCTTCCGCATCCCAGTCCGCTCAGGAACATCCTTAAATGTCTGCTCCTTCCGCTCAATCCTTTTCATAGACAAAGAAGGTAAAGGACCAAACTCAGGCTTCATCTCCTGATACATCTTCTCAGCACTCTTGCCGCCACCAAAACACATATGTCACGCCTTCTTCTTATGCCGCTTTGCAAAATTACGCGCAGCCTCTACACTGCCAAATCCCCAAGCCTTCAATGCCAAAGCCTTCCTCGTAGGACGCCCCTTCTCATCCTTCATTGGACCCTTCATGCCAGCAAACCTAGCAGCAAAAGAAACACGCCTCGGATTCGTACCACCCTTCACAGGAGGCTTTAAATTAGCCCCCTCCTTACGCTTGAAATAAGCACGACCCGCAGCAGTCAATCCACCCTTCGGATTCTTATGCTCTTTTCGCATAACCAACACTCTTCAATAATAACTTAACCCGAGACATGTCATCCCGAGGTGGTGCCTTCTCAGCTTGTTTCGCAAATCTAGCCATAACGAACCTATACTATAAAAAAAATAATTCTGACAATGCACAAACCTTTTTGGCTAAAAATGCTAGTTGGGGACTATTACAGTAACACAGTACGCAGTTTTTCCCCCTACCCCCCTAGCCTAGGTCAATGCTAACACGAATATCTCCTGCAACTTGCACCTGTGCTCTATCTATAGGTTTATAGCCAGCCCTATCCAATAAATCCTTGCTCGCTTCAAGCTGAACATACTCAGATTTAGCGTTCTGAGACAGCCTACGCACTGTCGCCAGCGCACTCGTAGCGGTCAATCCAAATGTCTCATTCATCCTCTGCTGCATATACTGTTGCACATGTGCAGCCTTTAGTGCTCTGTGTGCGCTGACTCTTCCACTCTCGCCCTTAGCATAACCAGCGAGTTCAGCAGCCTTAGCAATACTACACCCTTCTGCTACGAGTGTATCCACCAGAGCCATCTGTTTATCAGTCAATTTCTTAGCGGGAAGCATATGTTAACTTTCTATATCTACCGTGTATAGCTATAAGGATACAGACTTTCAGTCCAGTTGCTTAGTGGTGAAGGACAGTGCTATGTTTTTCTTTGCTCAAAGGATTAAGAATTGTATCTATATCCTCTGGCCTTGCCCCCCCTTCCCTCTTCCCCCCCACACTAACACGATCTGTAGATTGCTTGTCAAGAGGTGACGTAGCGTCAAGTTAGATTTGTGAGAGCGGAGAGCAATTCTCAATGGCATCGAGCCATTTCCAATTGCGTTGCATGACGCTTTAAAGAATCGTTTATTGTGTCATGCGCCAATCGCTTCTGCGGCGTCCTCGCAGTCACAGACCCTGCCTCCGATCACCTCACATCTGCCACTTTGCTTGGGCAAAGCTGGCTTGATGCTTATGATCGTAGGAGGCTCTTGTATGTCTGCAGGACACCTTATCAGCGATGTATCTATCATCACACACACATCTTCTAATGATAACTTCCAGTTGGGCTACAGAATCAGCCCACCGCAAGGACGGCGTTTCGCTGCATCAGGCAAGCTGACGCTGCGAACACACCGCCAGCAAAGCTGGTCTTCGATCCTTGCAGTGAACAGATTCGGTATCCAATCCTATACTTGTACATGAAGAATGTGTACTCGATAGACAATATAGGAGAACAAACAATGACTATCGCTACTATGATCAATGAACTCACCTTTGAATTTGACCGCTTTGACTACGACACCAAAGACTTCTTGCCACACGACGAGATGACCTTTGTGCGCAGAGTCCTGATGGAGAAGATGCTCGATGGCCTGTACTTTCTCAGATATGGTGGCAAGAATGGTGTCGATACAGAGATCAATGCCAACAACAAGAAGAGCCGCTACGAAGCAGACCGCAAGATGTACGATGGTACAGAGATCAGCATGCAGCGGATTCGCGGCTCATATGGAGCATCGCAAGCTGCACAGTACAAGCACGAACAGCTTGACGAGATGTACAGCGACTTGCAACACGCATGGTTCGCAGCACATGGCGAATGGTACACACCGTATGGTGCACCCATTGGCTACTCATACGGAACGCAGAACGTACCACAGCAAGAGGTAGATATACCGCAAGAACTGCTGGACATGGATGCAGCAATGGGTATCAACATCGAGGTTGCCAACGACCTCATAGAACCCAAAGCTAAGAAGAAGAAGGCTTCCTAAACATCACAGGGTAGAGGTTCACGCCTCTGCCCTTTTTTTATGTTCACAACTCAGAGGCTGGCGCGCACTATCAGTGTGTATTGCGCGGCAACTACAGGCAACAAAGCAAAGGAAAAATAAAAAATGAATCCCTATCGTATCATAGCAGACATCATCGGAATCCTAGCCATCATTGTGATTGCAATAGGAATTGTGCTAATGATTGCAGCCGCAATTTAAAGGCGAAAAAGTGTCCGGCTATATAATATATGACGTGACGTCATTATTGCTTTTTAAATAAAGTCACTGCTAAAATGCAGTGCATAACAAAGGAGAACAGAAATGAAACTTAACTATATCGACATTGATGAGACACCAGTCTCAGTTACTTTTGTGGCTCATGAAATAAAAATGATCTGTGAATTTTTTAAACTGAATGAACAATGCATTAAAGACTTTCACAGTCCTTATGCATTAGAATCAATGGCTAATACCTTTCACGAAATCAATAAAGAAATAATCACTAAACAATAAGGAGAGCACAAATGCTAGACTTTAGAAACTCATGGGACTTTCCAATCGAATCCCAACCAATCTATGACCAGCTTGGGCATGTCATTGAAGGGCATCAAAGCATTGTCCGCACTGATACTAATGAATCTCTTGGTGTTCACGGCTCACGATACAAAGCCGTGTCACATCAGGACGTAGTAGACTCAGTGGTTGACGGTATCAAGACTGCCGATCTGTCCAAAGACTACGACCTTTACGTTGACGTAATTGAAAACGGACGTAAACTTCGAGGTGAAATTTTATTTAATGATCTGACTATCGAGCCAGCAGTCGGAGACTAT